AAAGCCTAAAGCCTAAAGCCTAAAGCCTAAAGCCTAAAGCCTAAAGCCTAAAGCCTAAAGCCTAAAGCCTAAAGCCTAAAGCCTAAAGCCTAAAGCCTAAAGCCTAAAGCCTAAAGCCTAGTTTCAGATAATTTTTGTTGATGGTCTTCTATTAAGCGCCGCCGCAACGTTTTTTCTTTTTCTAGCACGGCTAATTGGTTTTTTGTTTGTTGGTTTAACTCGATGAATTGTGCCGGCGTAAATACCGTATAATTCGCGTTATTTATTATTATATTTTGCATTATGTTGATCCTTTGTTTTTATAGGCGTATTAAAGCCGTTAAAAAAGCCCGTAACGGGCTTTTTAGTTCAAGGTTATAGGCTATATAGGGGTAAACCTAAAATAGCCTTAAAACGGATTGTATGAGGTTATACAGTAAACCCATAATAAACGTTTTCCGCGTTTTTCATGTGCATTATAACGACAACCGATAGATTATCGCCATTATGTAATACGGCGCTGTCGTTTTTTGTTGGCCCATAGGACATGAACCCTTTATTTTTCGCGGTCGCGGTATACCCTAAGCGTACAGATATGGATTTTTGAGCGCGTGATAATATCTCAGGATCAAAGCGCGGCCCGTCGCCGGTATAATGGCGTTTTTCGGTTGCAGGAATAACGCGCGTATATTCCGGATATTTTCCATCAATAGGTGAAAAATTCAAATCACCTAAGCGCCAATTTTCGCCGGTTTTTTCAAGCTCGACGGTTTTTTGGTTTTTTCCTACCATTTTAAGCACGGCTTTAATGGTATCTAGTGGAACAATTAAAGAAAAATCGTCGCCATCGTCGCCGCGATTTTCTATCGGTAGTTTATCGTTATAGGCGGCTAATACATGGCCATCGGTTGCTATGATGTTAACGTGCGGCGTTACTGTATCTATTTTAAAATCTAGATATACGCTGTTTAAATAATAACGAACGTCTTTAGTCGCTGAACAAAATTGCGCGGCTTTTAGAGTATTGATGTTTATTGAATAAATCATTTTAGTTTTTCCTTTTTGCTGTTTTTAGTTTGTTTAGCTATTAAGCCATTCGTTATAGGTTTTTAACGGTTTACCTGTGGTTATATCATTACCCTGGCCATCATTTGCACAAGATAAATATATTTGATACTCATTATCATTTGTCCCACGGGATCTTGTTTGCCATTCCTGGTTATAGTTTAAATCCATAATATACCCCCAATAAGTTAACGTAATAATAAATGTATAAATAGCCAAAGAGCAAAAAGCCCACACGCCGCGCCGAATAACCCCAAAATAAAGGTTACTTTTTCGTCGCTTTTTTTCTGTTTTAATACCGCGCTGTTTGGCGTTATTCCTTTATTTTTTAAGTCCCGCATAATTTTAACCCTTTTTAAATCCCGCATTATTTAATTCCTTTGATTTAATTTCATTCATTAATAAGTCTATTTTGTACCAGGTAAAACCGTCGCTATCTATGGGACAAGTCCACAAATAGTCATACAATTCGTTAAAAGACATATTCTCGGTTATTTCTTTAAACGTTTTCATGTTACCCGCCTTATGCTTTAAATTTTGTTACTTTTTCATTTGCGCCAAAATAGAACCATAATTTACTTTTAACAAAAACCGTGGGGTTTACCCCGTGTTTATCTAGTAAATACGCGGTTCTAGTGCTTTTTTTTTCCCAATGGGATCCGTTCATATTAAACGGATCACCTATACTCAAATCATTAAACGTTTTCATAGTTTACCCGCCATTAATAATAATAAAACCGGCGACAATAACAACGCCGCCGCCATAATAATCCCGCCGAATAGTGTTAGATAATCCCTCACAAGATCACCCCATCAATAGCGGCGTCGCCTTGTTTAATAGTCGCGTTAACGCCTAAAGCGCGCAACCGGCTAGCCGTGGTTCGTGTTGGCCAACAAAAAAATGTTTCGACGTTTGCCACAATAGATTCTGTATAATGTACAAAGGTAGCGATATGATTATTATGCAAATAGATTGCACTTGAGTTTACTTTTGGTTCGTAGGATACGCGGGTATTGTCTAAACTAAAATTAGCTTTTTCTTTTACCGCGTTTAACATTAATTGTTCAATTTTTCGCATGGTATACCCCTAGTTATTTACTTTTATTTTAAAATCGTTTTTTGTAAAAAATGCGCTATTATATAAGCCATTTTTTACCGGACTTTTACGGTGCAATTCTATAAAGTGTCCCGTTGTTTTAACGCCGTAGTTTTTCATGGTATCGCCGAAAAAGCGCATTGTCGCCGGTGAAAAAAAATGACTTTCGGGGTTGTTTAATTCATGTAAATATTTTAGTTCTGAGCTATTCATTTTTGGTTTTTCCGTTTTAGTGTTTAATTGATTTAATTGGTTTATTGCATCATTTAATGTTTGGTGAGTTATTTCATTTAAACCCACGGTTAAAAAGGGTAACGATAACTCTTTTTTACAATCCAGGATTAACTCTTTTAATGCGATAATTTTATTTTTATTGTTCATTTTGCTTTTTCCTTTTATACGAATAAGTTTAAGTAACTTGATGGCCTGGTAGCTACGCCGCGTTGATTATTGAACCATAGGCGAAATAGATACGTTTGCAGAAGTGATTCGTGTACCGCGTTATGCGGCGCACCGTCGATAATGTTTTGGATTGTATAGCGTGTTACAGGGCTAGAATGATGCGCTGGTTTATTAAAATCTATCATTTTGCTTTTTCCTTTTTGGTTTGTTTATATACAATTTTCTAGGTTTTTTATCGCTTGTTTTAATGATGTTTGAAGTTCAACGCCGCCATCTGACATCTTAAAATTGGTATACCCTAGCTCCCTTGCACGGGTTCTAGCACTTGCCATAACAATATGGCTAGTAAATGTTAACTTTATTTCAACACCGTCTAGGTTAGTGCAGAATAGGTTGTAGGTTGAAGCGCCGAATGAACTCATAATATTATTTCCCTACCTGGTTTTTCTGTTTGTTTGTCTATATGTATTATCGTTTCTTTTATGTAAAACATCAATAACTTTTTGCATAAAGAAACAAAATAAACGCGTAAATACAATACTCTTTAGTTATATAGGTATAACTTAATAAATAGATACTAAACGGTTTTATTTATCACGCCTTATAAGTTTTGTTTATCACCTATTAACGGATTTATTTATCACGGTTGATAGATAAAAACGATCCAGGTTTTAGGCGTGATAATAGTTAGTATCAATCCACACGCTTCAACAGCTCAAAAGTACAACGCCTAAAATCTAACACGTTTTAAAATCTAGACCATTTAAAAACCTGGTTTAATCCGGGCTTGAAACCCTTACAACCCGTGGCTTTTAGGCGTAGTAAGTGATCACTAACCAGGTATAAGTTAGTGCTCACTATCGTTTATAGTCAGGCGTGGCGGGCCTTTCAATTAATACCCCCCACCCCAAAAGTTTTGTCATTGGTTATAGAGGGATAGTCTATTACCCCCACAGGAGGAAATTTAAACTCTTAAATGAGAAAGTTCTAATATACTAAAAAAGGTCTTACGCACTTACCCAAAATTTTTTGGGGGAGTTGACAACCATGTAGAGTTGATGGTATTCACGCTTTGTGTAATAATCGCGTATCAAATTTTTTTGGAGATTTCCGGTGGCTAAAAACACTAAGTTATTTCAACTTAATAAGAATGAGCTTTCTTTTGTTGAGTCGTACATGAAGCATGGCGACCATATTTTAGCGCATAAAGAAGCAGGGTATAAGCCGGTGCGTGGCAATGCCAGCAAGAAGTTAACTGAGTTACACCGGCATATTAAGGCTGAAATCCATGTTAAGATTGGGTCACACGTCCCTTGGGCCGTACAAGAATTGGTGGGGTTAGCCCGCGATTCGTCTTCCGATACCGTGCGGCTTAACGCGCTAAAGGATATTCTGTCCCGTGCCGGTTACGACCAAGCGATTCAGATTGAGACAAATGATGTGTCTGAGAAAGATCTAAACTCAACTGAAATGAACCAAGAGATTAAAGATCTTATTAAGCTGGCTGGCCCGCAGCTTAAAATTGTTGGCTAGACCACACTAATTTTTTAAGGAAGGAGAGAGCCTTGGATATTGATAGCCTAAGCGCCAAAGATAAAGAGCGTCTAGTTACCCTGTTGCGGGAAAAAGCGTTCCGTAAAGCCCATACGGTCATTGACGATTTTAAGCCTTATGATTGGCAAAAAGAGTTCTTGGCGTCTAGCGAGGGCAACGCCCAAAGCCTATTGATGGCGGGCAACAGGACAGGAAAAACGTTCACCGGCGCAGCCGCTATGTCTTATCACCTAACGGGACTGTACCCAGAGTGGTGGGAAGGGCGACGGTTCGTCAAGCCAATTAATGCGTGGGCGTCTGGTGTATCGAACTCCAAGACACGCGATATTGTGCAGATGGAGCTATTAGGTCAACCCGACGACCCCTCCCGTAAAGGCACAGGGGCTATACCGTTAGATTGTATCCTTGAAACAACAAGGCTGCCCGGTATACCTAACGCCGTACAGTCGGTGATCGTCAAGCACCATAACGCCAACGGTAAATACGATGGCAACTCACGACTAGGCTTCTTGTCGTATGAAATGGGCTTTGAGAAGTTCATGGGCAGCGCCCTTGACCTCATTTGGCTAGACGAGGAACCCAAATACGATATATTTTCCCAGTGTATTACGCGTACAGCGGATACCGGGGGCTACCTGTACATGACGTTTACGCCAGAAACAGGGATGACGCCGGTGGTGCATATGTTTATGAACGACCGGAAGAAAGGTCAGTCTATTCAACAAGCCGGTTGGGACGATTGTCCCCACCTGTCAGAAGAGGTTAAGGAACAGCTATTGTCCGTGTATATGCCCCATGAGCGCGATATGCGGGCCAAGGGCATACCGGTATTTGGTTCGGGATTAGTGTTCCCGATTGACGCAGACCGCATTAGGGTAGAGGCGTTTGATTTGCCAACACACTGGCCACGCATAGCCGCGTTGGACTTTGGTTGGGATCACCCTACTTCGGTGGTGTGGATTGCTTGGGACAGGGATTCGGACATTATCTTTGTTTATGACGTGTATAAACAGGAGAAGACTATTATTCCTACCCATGCGTCAGCGATTAAGGCGCACGGCATGGACATACCATTGGTATGGCCCCATGACGGCTATACCCATGAACGGGGTTCCGGTATTAGTCTTGCGGATCAGTATAGGAACGAGGGCGTGAATATGCTACCGTTCCACTTTACCAACTCTCCCGCCCCAGGGCAGATGGAGGGGACAGGCGGTAACTCTGTTGAGGCGGGTATCATGGATATGTTAGCCCGAATGGAGTCCGGACGGTTTAAAGTATTCAGCCATTTAAAGCCTTGGTGGGACGAGTTTTCGCAATACCACCGGCAAGATGGTAAGATTGTAAAATTATTTGATGATGCTATGTCTGCCACACGGTACGCGTCAGGGTCATTACGTTTTGCAGAAGTGCCGGGTATGTCGGGCTATAAGCGACATTCTGGTAAGATAAGTTATCCGAATTTAGGAATTGTTTGATATGCCAGAAAAAATGGATAAACACCAATTAGATGCGCTTTTAACCGGGCTATCTAGCGAATCAGTCGGCTACGCCGGCTCTGAGTTATCAACGCAACGTGCCGACGCCATGAAGTTCTACCTTGGCGAACCGTTTGGTAACGAGTCCGATGGTAAGTCCCAATACGTCAGTCGTGACGTGCAAGATACGATTGAGTGGATCATGCCAAGCCTTATGGAAATTTTCATGGCGGGGGATCGCACGGTGACGTTTGATGCTCAAGGCCCAGAAGACGTGGCCGCTGCCGAGCAAGAAACAGATTACATTAACTACCTGTTTGAACGTAAGGTGGATGGGTTTAAGATCCTCCACAACTGGTTCAAGGATGCGTTAATACAGAAGACGGGGTTTGTTAAACACTACTGGGATGATTCAGTAAAAGAAACCCGTGAAACTTACGAAAAACTTTCCGAACAAGAACTGGAAATTCTATTAAGCAACCCAGATGTTGAGTTAATTGAACAAACCGTTAGTGAAGACGAAGGTATTGATCCCGTTACTGGTATGCCAATGGTCGTAGTGACGATTGAAGAAGCCGTTATTATTCGCACTGAGAAAGCCGGCAAGCTGGTCATTGAGAACATCCCCCCTGAAGAAATTACGGTGTCTAGCCGTGCTAAATCCATTAAAGACGCTGATTTTATTCGCCACCAGCCAAGTGACGTAACGGTATCTGACTTACGGGATATGGGTATTTCGGAAAAGAAAATTAAGAAAGTCATTGAAGCCTCAACCCAAAGTATTATAGACACGGAGACTTCGCCAGAATATTTAGCTCGTTTTTCAGCAGATAGAACAGAAACGGT